AATATTGCCTGTTAGCGGGTTATTGTTTACGAATTTATCGTTGAAGTCGTAAGCAAAACCTTCGAGGAAGATTTGTACCTGAGCTTCAATTGGGTCAATGATATTCGTAGGTTGGTCGAGCAGAACGTGGTCTACAAGAATCTTATTACGAATAAGATACATCTGCTCTTCGTAAGACTTTGGTCGACCCTTAACCGCTACCGGTTCAGAGTTAACGCCAGTCCAGTTTGGCGAAGGGATACCTGAGTTCAGGTAACGAACACCAATTTGCTTTAGAGATGGAGACGTGTAGAGTGGGATGTCCTTAAGAGCATTCCACGTTTTATGAAGAGATTTAGTGATTTCCTTGACGAGCGGGTCGTTGCTGATTGCCGCTTGGTCAGCCAAGGTCAAAGCACCGTTAAAGTCGATTGCCATATACGTGACCTTTCATTACCGTTTATCGGTTTGTTATTCCCATCAACTGACTTAGTGAAGACCTAGCAGCACCATAAGTCTGTTGATTGCCACCAACCACTGGACGTGCAGAACTTGCTTGAGATTGCGGAGTTGGAGTACGTTGACCGTGTGCAACCTGCTTCGCAACTTCTGAACGAAGTGATTGAGTAAGCCTACCTACGTGTTCATGCACCATTTGTGCTGCTTTAGTTGGTTCATTACCAGCACTAATAAGGGCATCAACGAGAGAGGCAGCCTCTTTAGCCAGTGGGTATTGTTCCATTGCAGTTGTACGCTCTTGATGAATCATAAACTGACTCACCTCAGCCATCGCCTGTTGGTAACGGAACTGCGTCAACTCTGCTTCTAGTTGCAACTTTGCAGTTGCAGGGTCTACAAGGTCCTGTTGTTCTAGTTCACGATATCGATTGACAATCTGTTGTTCTTCCATCTGCTGCTGTTGCTGTTGCAACGCGTGTTGCACATCAGCAGCGGAATTGTAACCTTGTTGTTCAAACTGACTGATTACATCAGCCCATTTGTCAAGTCGGTCAGAATAACCTCTTGCCCTATCGTTAACTTCCCTGAACCTATCGTAAGGGATAGGACCGGGGTTATACGCATCTTCACTGGTTGGCTCCGACAAATACCCGAAGGATTCGTCGATTGTAGATTGCTCTACAGGGACATCAGCACCATCGTTAACGCCTGCTGTGCTATAGACTTCGGGGTCGGCGGAATCCCTAATCGTGTCCATAATGGCGTTACCAACGCCATATACGTCTGACGCACCCGCTGATGAATCGGGTGTCTGTATCATCATCTCGTCTGACAAATTTATCGTACTCCTTTATTTACTCATTGCCAATAGTTGGCGATTGGTTTTGCATTATTTGATTTCGCAAATTCTCTTTGGAAACTTCAACAATACTCTTTGCTGCATCGTTCTCCTGAGTAAGGCGAGAACGCTCACGCATCTTCTCAATGTCAGCAATCTTCTTCGCCTCAATTTGGGCTTGACTCTTCTGAACATCAAGTTGTGTTTGCATCTGGGCTGCTTCAGGGTCAAACTTCTGACTCTTCTGCGTTTCCATTTGCTGTGCTTGAGCCATTTGCTCTTGCATCATTTGTGCCTGTTGTGCCATAGCCTGTTCCTGCATATTCAAGTGGTTAAGAATCTTTGCAGTCTCTGGTAGTGTCAACATACTGACAACAAGTTTATTAGTCGCTGGGTCTTGTGGGTCACCGAACAATCCCATCTGTCGCATAGCAATGACCTTCTGTAGTTTCTGGTCAGGGCTATCTTCTTGAGTGGACCCCGGTACGTAAACAATTCTGTACTGACCGCCATTGCGGATATGCTCAAAACTGATTACACCTTGCTCAAGTTGTTGCATTGGATTTGCTTGCTCATCAACATTACCAATGAACGGTGCTACACCAAATTCTTCAACAAGTGCTATTTCCCATTCTTTAATTCGTGCTGCTGATATTTCAATGTCAGCACGAACATAACTATGCTGGGTGTTATCTGCCCTTTGAAGGAGTGTTACTGCTTCGGCTGGTGTACCAGCAGGTGCTTGACCTTGAGACACATCATGCAATCCAGCAATATCCATCATGTCTTTCTCAAGGAATTGAAGAAGAGGGAATAGGTCTCCACCAATGCCCGGCGCACGAGAAACTACTGGTGGCTGTGAACCTAGATTGTAGTAAATCTTTTTGTATGTACGAGTCTCGTCTAGGTAGTCATCGCCAGTGTGATTAAACGCATCAGCACCTACATTAGATAACCTTTGAACCATAACGTAATCACGCTGTTGTTCAAACTGCTCAAGCATACGTGAGTAAACACGATTGTAAGTTTGCTGTAATGAACAGAGGTCGAATCCTAGGGAGTGTCCATATGGAGTACCACTACGTGGTTGCCATCGAAGTGGGATAAATGGAAACTCATCCTTCTTCTTATATAGCCACGGTCCAGCATGAAGTAGAACAGTATTAGTACTAACTATATATCGCCCAGATGGATACTCTTGTGACGGCTTTTCCCAATATTCATAAACAACTGATGCACGTTTACGGGAATCACTTTGTGCAAGACGAGCAGTAGATGGAGGAGTCCATCCATTACCAGAACCATTACCACCTTCAAGGTAAGCATCAATATAAGATGCATTGTTACCCATAAGTGCGTCAGGTGAAACTAACTTACCAACGTCACCATAGTTATCTACAAACCACGAGAGCGGTTTAGCAGCCGCATGAATAAGCCACCTAACATCTGCATCTCGTTTGGCAGTTGGGTCAAGGAATATATCGAATGCTGGAAGAATTTCTTCCTTGACATCGCCGATTTCAATATTTTCATAACCAGTAACTTCTCCAGTATCTGGAGAAAAATACGGCATAATCTGTTGACCACGGGCATCCCAGTAAATTTTTAGATAAGAAGTCCCACAAACACAAGCCCATCGAACACGCTCTTTTAACTGCGTCTCACGACTAAACTTACGGTTGTAGTGACCACAGATATGATTGGCTTCTTCTGATGCTAGTAGGTCACGTTGGTTCTGTGAAAGGGGAACTGCTCTTGCGTCCGGACCAACTTGCGTCAACTTACCTACAACACCATCAATCAATGGGCGCATCTTATTAACTGTAATGTAACGATTAGCCTCATTAGGATTTTGCAAGTTAATCAGATTACGTGTTTGACTACTAATGGTAAACCACTGCCGACCTTCAAAGAAGGCAATAGCCATAGCCCATTCAAGTTCCATCTCACGTCTAGCACGATAGGCTAATTCAAACTGTTCTTTTACAAATCGAGTTACTTTAAGTTTTTCTTCACTCGATGCATCTGGTTGAACTTTCCACTCATTAGCATCGTGGTCAATAGTAAGGTTTGTATCTTCACTAACAGTTTCTGCACTAGTAAGTTTCTTGCTTCCGGGGATACCAGAAACAAGACGCTTCTCCATAGCCATTACTTTAGGTTCACTTTGTTTAGACAACCGTTCGGCAATCTGTGCTGCGAAACCTTGCATAACATTCATGCCTTGAGTATTTTTATCTCTACTCTTAAATAACGGTTTTCTCATTAGATGTACTTATCCTTGTTGTCATAAGGCTTTTTGATGGGGATTCCCCTTCGTATACAGTGTAGTTCATACGATATGTATAGACACGTTGCAATTATTGGGAATACTATTAAACTGATATATACGTAATTCATATTATATATATTTCCCCTTACCATATGAATCATCTGCCCATAATGGTTTCCACGTTTTCTTCGCATCAACTTCAGGACACACTACTGGGTACTCACGCCACATTAGACCATACCTAAACGAATCAATGGCGTGGTCTGACTTTGTTCCAGCATCAATGTCTTCTGGGTCTCTAGGGTCAGCCATCGTATTACTAATTTCCCTAATCAAGTTTGGACAAGCATTGCGAACAATACGTAATCTAGGAACAGGATTACCTTCTAGCATTCGACTAGCAGCAAGCCATTCCTTCATACGTCTCCATCCAGCCTTACGGTCTTTTACCGCACGAACGGCAGGAAGACCTTTTCTCCACCATACTTCAACTGGATACTCACCAATTCTTTCAGCGGGATTTGTCGGAGGAAATGTATTAGCCCAGTCAAACGCAATAGCCTCAAGTTTAGTGTTCCACTTTCCATCTTTGAACCGCTTATCAACAGGTTCTCCTATTTTATGTTTCTCCATAAGGAGAAGAGCATTCTCAGCCTGTTTAGACGATACGCATCCAGCCTCATACCATTCACCAATGACATAGACATTTTCTTTGTCATCACTTGCGTAAAGTATAAATGCTGCTGGTGAGCCAGTGCCAAAGTCGTGACTAGCCCAGTATCTCCACCACGGTTGAAGTTCAACGTGGTCTATAACGTGCCACGGTTCTCCATCTAAACCATATTCCCTAAACTCAGGGAATGCTCTACCGCCAACACCAACGTCATGCTGGCACTCACGTAAGAATGCTATGATTCCAAAGTCATCAATCTCACGTTGACATACTTCAATAGACTTATGTTCCCACGTTGCAGTGCCACCAGTAATCTTGTAACCAACACGACCGTCTTCACGTTCTACTGGTTCATATACTAGGTTTTCTACAGCAGGAACAATAGGTGATTGGATTCTGTTTTGCAACATATCGATGTCACCACTAAGAACACGACTCATTACTGAGTTAGCGTGAATCCTATTCTGTACAAACGCAATTGCACAATCAGTTGATTTTGCAGGAAGGATTGTTGCAGTAATTGTTTGAATCTTCTTTTCGACACGATTGACTGAATCGTCTAGTTCATCAATATCGTCAAGAATAATCATGTCAGGACGAAGGCTATCGAGTTTTACTCCACGTGCGCCAGTGTCCAGACCAAAGGCTAGGATGTTAAATCCATTTGCTGTTCGTAGTTTCTCTGCGTTCCATCCCTTTGAATATCCATACTTATTGATTGCTCGCTCAATACCACACCGTTCCATAGTAGTTGCAATATCAGCAACGTGACGGTTAGCAGCATCTTGAGTAGCACATACATATAGCAGGAATCGACGAGATGCCTTGACTGAGATTCGACTGGCTATCAACTCCATAGTAGTTGACTTACCACCACCACGAAACCAACATTCAATTAGTGCTGGTGGAGGAGTACCGTCTTGAATACTCTCTGCCCATTCCCACGCACGACTATGATGCTCGCCCATTTTAGATGATGCAGCATGATGGGCAAATACTTTTAACCACTGTTGATATGGCATCTCATGACCATTTATAGGATGCGCCCTTGTATCGTCAAAGTCACCCATATCAATTGCATCATCAAGTTTTTCACGCATTGCTTCAAGCAAGGCAATGGATAAAGGTTTATCTGGTCTGACAAACTTCTTTAATGCCTTAGGCGTTAGCCGTTTATTAATTGTTGGTTTCTGAGCCATTTACAATCTCAGCATCAATGATGTCACTGCTATCATCATACACTTTCAGTAACTTATCAATGCCAACTTTAATTGCAGCAAACTCATCTGCGTTACGCACAGATGCCTTTACAATGTTTACGACTTGCATAACTAGGCTAAACGCTTGGTCAACTTCAAGAGTATAGGCTTTTGTCTGAAGCAATCTTTGTTCTGCTTCAACAATACTCGTCCTTTTCTCAATAAGACTAAGTACTTCCTTAGATGCATTGGCTTCTTCCGAAGTAGAAGTAATGGCATCGCCCAATGCTTTGAAGTGCATCATAAAGTCTTCGCCGTGAAGATTAGATTCACACTGGGAATACAACTTACGAATAGAATGCAACTGCTCAACAGTTACACCTTCGGCTGCAAGTTCAGCACGATGGTCGATAAGAGCAGTGATATAAGCAGCGTCATCTCGGAGAGACCATAATTCAGGGTCTTCTCTAAGTTCATTGATACGTGCAAGGAGTTGACCACCAACACGTGCAAAACGTGAGCGACCAACACTCTTAAGTCCAGTAGTAAAGTTCAGCGTTTCAAGATTAGACTCCATAGGTTTACCGCCGTGAGTAACACAAAAATCAGAACCTCTAATGGCTACATTCTTGCATTTAACGACACCAACACCACGTACAATTTCTGCATTACAGACTTTGACTAGTGTTCCGTTACGGTCTTTAAACCTACCGCCGTCTTTATCAATTACTGGGTCACCCTTCAATTGATGCTGTCTTTCTCATATTGCTATTGTATACTCCCTATATGTCAAATGTGCCAGTAACGCCAAAACATTATCGCTCTTCTAAGTTTCAAGCCATCTCAGTTATTCGAGATTGGGGCTTGTCCTTTGAACTGGGAAATGTTCTCAAGTACGTACAACGTGCTGGCAAAAAGAATAGTGCCTCCCAACAAGAAGACTTGCAGAAGGCACTTTGGTATCTATTGCATGAGATTCATGCTGATGTTATGGTCGTTGACTACATCATGTCTAAATCTAATGCGTTCAACTCTGAAGAAGACTAACGTGGCATAGGTTCGCCAGCAGGGCGGCGCATTGATGGCTTCGTTTCGTTATCCATAATACGTCCATAGTTCTTACCCTTAGACTGACCTGCTCGCCAGAAGTCATACTGTGCAAGAACTGCTTGCTTAACTGGGTCAGACAACTTACGGAACTTCTCAGTACCCTGCATAAGTTGACGAGCCTCATCAAAATTCCTACCACGTCCAATGAGACTAACTCCATAACCCATAAGGTCTTCAACTGGTCCACCAAAACCAGTCATGTGACCACTGAATGGATTACCTTGAGTGTCCTTCATTCCATACTTCATGCCCTTTTTCATGTTGTCATTACTACGGGCATATGGGTTCTGGTCAAACTGTGGACCACCAAAGTTCTGAGTAAACTTTGCTCGCTTGTAATCAGTTGCCTTATCAGCAGCAGCAATTGCAGCAGCAGCAGCAAGGGGTCCAAAGATGCCCATACCTGCTTTGCCACCTAATGCAGCAGCAGCCGGTGCGCCCTTACGTACTAGTTCACCGCCTTCACGTTTTACTAGTTCTCCACCTTTGGATGCAACATCAGCACCAGCACGAATAAGTTCACGAGGAGCAGGTGGTGGTGTCATACCAATTGGACGGCTACCACTTCCAGCCTTAACCATTTCTCCACTAGCACGACGAACGATGTCACCACCAACACGAGTAGCAACCTCACCCGATGCACGTTTTACTAGTTCACCACCACCACGAGTAGCAAGGTCACGTGTACCGAGACGGGCTAATTCAGCAGGTGTCCTACGTGCAATTGCAGTACTGGTAGTGTTAGAACTACGACCAACGATATCAGGATTTGCTCTTCGCATAGATTCCTGAAATCGACTGACTGCTTGTGGATTACGCAATCCAGATGTTGGTGCAGTAGACTTAGGCTCCATACCTGCTGCTGCTCGCTGCGATGCGTTATATTTACGAATACGCTCTAGGCGAGCCGAATCGATAGGCATTACTTGCCACCTTTCTTAAACGGGAACATTGGCTTCTTGCCACCCATTTTAGGGTGTTCTTTCATTTCGCCACGCATCATCGCTGCCTTAGATGCTGGACGCTTACCATACTCTTTAGTTTCAGCCTTCATGACACCTGCTGCACTAGGCTTCTTTTTCATTCGGTGTTCGCCTTTTTCAATGCCCATCAACTCGGACATTGTGCGACTACCCTTTTTCATGACCATATCCCCTTTGGGATATCCCATACCTTGTGGCATATTACTTTTTCTTTCCTACGCCCATAGCCTTTGACATTGCAGACTGACCTGCATATGAAGACTTATTAGACGATGCATATGGATTCATTGAAAACGATGGACCACCAGAGTTACCAGAGTACTTAGTACGGCGGAATCCAGTTGCCTCATCTGCGGCATAGAGTGCATCAGCAACAGTAGCAGCACCAGCCATAGGACCCATTGCTGCCATATTAGATGTCATTCGACCAGCACGTGGCTGTGCCTTTGATGCACGACTTGCAAGACGCTCACGTGCAATACGTGCATTGGTTGCATCACGTCCAGTTACTACACGTTTCGTTGCTTTTTGTTCTGCTTCATATTGTTTTTCATAAGCAGTTGCACTCATTGCATCAAATTTATTTCTCAACTGTTGACGTACAGCATCTTTGTAGCCAACATTATCTCTCATTGCATTCATTGCTTTATCAGACTCAGCCATATATGCTTTGAAAGCAGGTCCAGTATGTTTTCGATATGCTCCCGTATTTGCTTGCATACCTTTTTTTGTTTCAGTGTAATCTGGTTTTTGATAAGTGATTCCACCTTTTTTACGGGTGATGAATTCTTCTTGTGGCATACTAACTACCTCTATAGATTTTATTAGCAGCAGTGCGCTGCTTGCTTGAACCCTTAATAACAACCTGACCTAAAAGACCAGTGTGTTCTAAGGCTTCGGCTTCGATTGCTTTACGCAATGAAGGAACTTCACCTAACTTATGTTCTTTCATTTCGTTGATGCGAAATTGTTCTTTTGTAGGTGGTTTATCAAGACCGTGTTCTTTTTGCTCAACACTAAACAATTTTTTCATTGATAAATGATTGATGTGTTTATTCATCTGATTAAGCATTAGCAGTCCCACGCCCTTAACGATTTATTGATACGTGAGTTAGGGTCACGTGCAGTTTTAGCAGATGTATTTTTAGCCTTCATGCCTTCCATTCTTGAACAGAATGATTTACGTCTGCCAGCATCTGCTTTTGTTGCAGGATTAGGTGCAGGAGGTTTCAGGTTAGCACCAGTAGTTTTCTTGAAATGCGCTCGACCAGCAGCATTCAATCCACCCTTAGGGTCTTGATATTTTTTTAGTACGCCCATATCAGGGATTGTACACTTATGCATTTCTTTATGCACTCCTGATACAATTGACATATGGCTCAACGAATGATAACCAGTACAGATGACCCGCTGTACATCAATGCTATAGTCCATCTTGCTAATCTTCTTGAAGAGAAAACATTTGGAACACCATTAGGTGTATCTGCTGCGTGGAAAGATAAGTTTAATGGAACTATCCACTGTCCAGATGGATGCATAAATGGACGCTGTCCCGGTCATAAACTAATTGTTAATCTTGCCGAGATTCGTAAGCACCCTCAGTTTAAAAGCCTTGTCTATCATGCTGAAGTGTACAGTAACGGTAAAACTCAAAACGTAATCTACTTCTATGAAGAAGAAGATAAGGCAGAACGTCAATTCAATGAGTTGTGCAAGAGAAGCAAATGAATAGTTTAACTACACGTGAGTTACAGGTACTTCATTTACTATCAGTCGATGCATTGTCTGTAAAGAGTATTGCTGAGTCTTTGAAAATCAGCCCACGTACAGTTCACTTTCATTTGCAAAATTGTTACAAAAAACTAGGTTATGAATTTAACGCACGTAACCAAACACGAGTAGTCATTGAATATCGCACATATGTAGGTGTATAATAAAACGTCTATAGTTCCCCTCCCATTACTTAGACTCCTTCCGAAAAGGTAAAGACCAGCAACCCCTTCTGCTGGTCTTTATTATTGTCAACTTATCTGCACTTTATCTACCAGTAGAGCCTAGTCCACCTTTGCGCTCACTGTCCATTGTTACAGGCGTGTAGATGGCTGTATCACATTGTGCAAACACTAGTTGGGCGATACGGTCACCAACCTTGATTTCAAATGGTCTGTTACCAGCATTCTTAAGAATAACCTTGACTTCATCTTTATAGTCCGAGTCAATGATTCCCGGTGCGTTAGCAACAAAGACACAGAACTTTGCAGCCATACCTGAGCGACTACACACCATAGCGTAGTGACCAGCAGGGATGTTTACTGATACTCCAGTGTTAATGACTCTCCAGTCACCGGGGACGATACGGTCATCGTGACAAGAAGACAGGTCAAATCCTGCTGCGCCACTTGTTGCACGAATTGGAACGACTGCATCAGGATGTCGTAGTTCAAACATTTTCCATCTCCAGTTCTTTGACTGCTTGTGCAATCAACGGAAACTCTTCTTCAAATAAAACATGAATCTTGTCTGCTAGGTCAATGTGTTCTAATTGTGTTCCATTACCACGTCTTACTTCTAAGTAATGAATCCACGAGCGAACACTACCCTTCATAAACATACGTGTAGGAGTACATTCAGGAAGAATCATACGTGCTGTCTCTTTAGCAACACCCTTTGCTATGAGGTAATTATATGTTTCATACACTCTGTCAAGCGTGACAGAAACAAGGTTGTCAAACTCAAGCCCATCCATTTCATTAAGCGGGACTGATTTTTGGCGGTTCTTTGGATGAGTACCACGCATAGGTGGTGCAACGAGAAGCCCTCTAAATTCTGCATATCTTTGACTAAACTCCTGAAAATCAAATGAGGCATGACGTAGTATCTGCTGACTAACTGCACGTATTGTATGTATCTCAACAGACCAGTCAGCCTGTGAGAAGATAGACCAATGCTTGTTTTTAATGCAGTACTTAATTAACTTCTTGTTTTCTTCTTCAGTGCGGTTGTCCTGATTAGGTGATGAAACACGAGCGCAGTAACATATTTCTTCTTCTGCATCTGGTGTTACCCACCTTGTCTTAGCAGTGTTGAAGTCAAACATAATATAATCCCTTATGAGACCCACGTACGAATCTCAATCAGATAGAAATTGGCAGTCACTAGCCAAACAAAAGATTGAGTCAAAACTATTCATGCTGTTTGGTGACAGTATGGTTATTGAGGAGGGACCCTTCAGTAAACATGACTTCACAATAATAGCGGATGGCTGTGAGGCGATAGGAGAGTACAAGAGACGTACTCACAAGTTCGGCACTTATCCCGATGTAACTCTTAGTGAATCAAAGTGGAACCACCTACGAAAGTATAAAGGTTCCGCTTTTATTGTTTTTGAGTTTACGGACGGCGTATATCTTGGCGATGTTACAAATATGCCTAGTCTTACGGCAAAAATGGGAGGTCGCACTCTTAGGACTAGGGACCCCTTCGATATCCATATGTGTGTACAGATACCTATTGAATACCTAGTCCCGTTGAGACTATGGGTTCCCCAGTTTATTCAGCAAACGGGTCAGTAATTTCCTCATTGAGGGATACTGCCGGTGGTGGAGAAACCTTACCATCTACAGAACGATTGCTATCGAGTGGCTGTACTGAGTCAGCAACAATCTCAAATGCTTTACGTTCGTTGTTTTCCTTGTCAGTGTACGTACGTACCTGCAAGCGACCTTGAACTGCTACAAGCCTACCCTTAGTCAAGTAGGTGCAAGCAAAGTCTGCTGTCTGTCCCCACGCAGTGATATCAAAGAAATCAGATTCCTTCTCACGTCCCTTACGGTCAACTGCGATACGGAGGTTAGCAACACCCTTGCCAGTCTGTGTCATGCGATGTTGTGGGTCAGCAACAAGCCGACCAATGAGTACGACACTATTCAGCATCTGTAATACCCGGAAGAGTGTTTTGTACTTCTACGCCATTCTTGTAATGCAGAGTAACTACATTTTGACGGATAACAATATCAGCCAAAGAAAGAAGCCACTTAGCAGGAACACGAAGTCCAGCGTCCTTAATAAGTTGGCTGATGTAAATCCACGAATCATTAAGACCCATTTGAGGGAACTCAACGCCATCCGTTGAGACACTAACCATAACATTACCTTCGACAGAAGGTACGAGTGCAACCTCAACATCACAATCACGCCCACGACTAATTAGATTCATATATAATCTCCTCTGACAGTTACCTGTCATCAGTGTCAGTATATCATAGTGTCAGCGTTTAGG